CAGAGGATTGCCCGACCAAGCGTAAACTTCTTCGAGACTACCCGAAAGAAGAACGCCTCGATCAATTCTTTAAGCGGTATGTTAATATCATTCCGGATAAAGAATTGGACATCCATCCAGAAATGGAGGATAATCCAAAGTAGTACCCTGTCAACTGATTGACAGGTTTCTTTTAACTCTCTTAAAGGAGAACTATATGCACATGTTAGACCAAACGAACGGCCTGACTCGGATGGCGTACGCTGTCGGGGAAAAGCCGTGGCATGGACTGGGCTTTGAAGTAGACCCAAATGATCCGCCAGAAGTCTGGCGACAGAAGGCGAATATGACGTGGGAGAATGTAAAGGTTCCCGCTTTATATCGCTGGGGGGACACTCCAACTTACCAAGATGGTCTCGCTAGGCCAACTGTTCCAAGCGAAACTAGGTATTCCGATCAGTTCTTTATTGTCAGGAATGACACCGGGGATGTCCTATCTCCAAAAACTGTGAGCAAGGAGTACCATGTCCATTCCATTGCCAACATCGTGAAGTTCATGTCCGAACTGTGTGCGGAGGCGGGTTACCAGATGGAAACCCTGATCTCTCTGCACAACGGAAGGAAGATCACCGCATTGGCGAAAGCCTCAGCGGATACGATAGTTGGTAAGAATACATTGACGTACAAACAGGATGTCATCCAGAACTATGTTCTGATTACCACATCCTTTGATGGGACGCTACGTACCGCAATCACCATCACCAGAGTTCGGGTTGTCTGTTGGAATACATTGCAACAGGCACTGGGCGAAGGTCAGGAGGTTCTGCGTATCTCGCATCGTGGCGAGTTCGTTCCGGAAGATGTTCATGCTCAACTTGGTTTCATTGAGAAATCACACGAACCTTTCGTTGAGAAGGCTAGTGAGATGTCAGAAATCAAGATGAATGATGACACGCGGGAGGACTTCTTTCTTCGGGTTGTATCCGACAACACAGTGACCGCAGACACATTCGGTATGCTAGACGAGGATGAGAAGAAGGTAATCGCAAGCAGAACCAACCGTCTAATTTACTACCACAACAAAGTGGGGTCTGGCAGTCATACTTCCGGAAACCTACCTACGGCGAATCGTACACTATGGGGTGCTGTCAATGATGTGACAGGACTCTATGACCACGGTGGAACTCCGAAGTCTCGGGAAGGCAGATTTGCCTCAGCGACTTTCGGCTCTCGTAGGAAGGTCAAAGACCTTGCGTGGGAACTCGCTCTCGACACACTCAAGAAAGCAGCGTGAGGTGCGCGGGATAGTGTTCACTTGTCTCGGCAAGGATTACTTCTACATTGTGGCTAACGGCATCACTAAGTTAAGTTGGAGAGATATACATACACCATCCAACCACAAGGTGATAAAGAAGGCGCAAAAGGTTGGTGCTGAGTCGGCGGTGATCAAGTACGCGCTCGATGCCATTCCGAGTAGACGCAACCGTAGAACTTTGCTTCGCGCCTCACATTCTAGCCTAGATTACGGAGGAGAAATAACAATTCTCTGTGATGAGGGTGACGGTAGTGGTGTCGGCGCTATGTACGGTAGACAATGGCAGAACAATAGGCCATTAAGTTATTACCTACCAGAGATAGGTGAGTTTTTCAAAGTAGTAACCATTACCCAGAAAAAATTGACTGGGATAAAGGATTTCTAGTTACACACCTCCACGGTGATATTCCCCCCCATCTTCTGGGGGGGTCTTTTTCTTCTATTTGCCTGTAACCTAATAAATATTTATCAGGTCTCATCCAACCCTACCTCTCATATAGCCTCTCAAGCCAATCATCACTTTCCTGATCTGGCGCCATCCCTTCAGAATAAGCCGTCCCACTATTCATTGCATACCTATCCCCAAAATATCCTGTATGACTCTTATGTATCGGATCGGGAAACGCCGATTCTTCTATGCGCGTAATAAATGAAGCGAAGCCGTCAGCTTCTTTTCTACTCCATTTATGTCGCCTATCTTCTAAATCTAACTGGCGCATCTTATCGCGGATAGACAGCCCTAAATCTTCACTGTAAAAATTTTTCTTCGGTCTTCCCATAGCTTTATCCTCTAAGTGTATTATACCATATTGGGGGGTAAAAAGCGCAACCAAATTGCACACGATGTCACCCTTCCCCAGAAAAAAATGTTGATAGTATTAGAAAAGGAAAGCGATAAAGGAAAGGTCATAGCCGTTTCCGCAACGCTCGATCCAGTTCGCCCTCAAACACATCGAAAATGCCCAAGACTTCCCGCCTAAACCTCTCCCTCCAGAGTCTTCTCCAAATTGTACCACTCACGCCCATGAATCTGGCTCTGAACTTATCCGTCCGTCTTAAAACTCCAGAGCCCAAACAACTGAAGCAGTCCATAGTCTTATACCCAGTAGAGATAAACCCCTTGCCGTTACATCTGCGGCAGAGATCACTCATCGTTGCCTCGCGCAATGCTAGTTCCGCAAGCCTTATTGGGAAATCCTCATCCCTAAATTTCCATCCGTATTTCATGATTTCCTTATATACATAATGCCATAGTCTTCTTTCATGTCCTTCTTCACCAACATACTTGAGCCTGCAATATCTTGAGGTCATCTCGTCTACCCCACCTAGAACGTATGCCATGTCTATCCAATGCCTTCTCGGATTATGCCATATACTAGATGACTGTGGTGTGAGTGATTTAAAATTCTCCTTTGATCTCTTCCTCAAAATAAGTCTCCATGAATATTTCTTTGGTTGGTTCCTTCGGGAGTATTAACTCAATCACCCCCTCGTGAACATAGTGCTGGTACTGTTCACACGCAACCTCATGGAGAGCGCACGTGTGGTAATGTTCACAACCATGACACGGGGTACCATGCATCCTCATCATTTGTTGCCACATCAGGTTAACTGCCTTAGTCAATTTATCTTTTCCTGCGGTATAGCTATTACATTTAGAGACGCAAACTCCTTGCCAGTCTCATCTACAAACACATTCTCACCATCATAATCCGGAGAATAAAGGGGCGGGTTATGCCTCTCCGCTGTGTACTTCAACTCTTGCAGAATCATTTCCACGAACTTAATGTTCTCTTCTCTGTCTAATTCCAGATAGATTATCGGTCTGGTCTTAACGATGGTGTTCATACCGCCCTGCAATACTTCGGGCTCCATCCCTTCTACATCAATCTTTATGAAGTCACACCTGACTAATCCCATGTCGTCTATAGGGCATATCGCAACATCTTCACCTTCCGTATGATCTTGGATAGATAAACCCCCAAAATTATTTTCTACAAGAGGGTTTAGTGGCGGAACTTTAACCAATCTGCGCATAGACCCTACTCCTAACTGCCTGCAATCGACGTTCTGAATCGAGTTTAGAGCCATATTAGCACATAAGGTCTGAAATACAAGCCTCTGTGGTTCAAAAGCACCAACCCATCCGGTATCGCCCACCTTATTGGCGAACCAGAGAGTGTGTGTTCCTATGTTGGCTCCGATATCGAGCACGCTGTCACCTTTTTGGACATACCTCTCGAAGAGTTTTAGTTCTTCAGCCTGATACTGCCCATACAGTTCCACTGATCTCCCCACGTAGGTATCGTTCTGATTATAAAGAACAGTTCCATCTGGGGTTTCCTTGATAAAATTATATTTTTTCATTCGGTGCTAGTAATGGCAGTCCATTTCACGGGCCATGCTCCAATTAGAAACTTGATCCCTTCTCTGGACTCCACCATGTTAGTTGTGAATCGGTATACTTTCCAACCATCTCGGGTTGCGAAGTTGTACTTGTTGCAGTCGCTCTCAAATCCTTTACCTCTGGAGTGCCGACCTGCCACCCACGTTCCTCCCTCGATCTCAACCGCAATCGAGACTTGAGGCCACGCAAAATCGAATCGGAACCGTCGATGTTCGAGAAATTTGTACTCCTCTTCCGGAGCCGGAATACCAAACTCTTCGAGTTGAGCCTTGAAGAGAACCTCGCCTTTACTGCTTGACATAAGCTTCCTCAAGTTCTTTTCTCGTGGGTTCGATCAGGCGTGGCGTCTCAGCGCGTCTACCTGACTTAAACGAAAACGGTTTGCCACTAAACCAGAGAGCAAGACACGGATGTTCCGTATCATATCGGTTCTTTAGACAATTCAAGTAACCATCTGGTTTACGCAGATAATCTTCATCATCCGGGTTCTCATTCAGTTTGGCCTGCTTCTGCACGTCTTTGTGAATCATAAATGCATAGTCGGCCAAGTCAGATATTTCTGTACAACCCTTGATGTCCATCTTATCTGCCATCTTGTACTCAGTCTCGCCTTTGCGGGTGTGGGCTACCAGATGGATATGTAAATTAGTAGTCCGCGCTGCCTCTTTGAGCATCCGAATAAAATTTTTGGTGCCCAAATTCAAATTCGCCTGATCTGTCTGGAGGTCTACCATCATTAGGGAGTCTAACACAAGATGCGTAAATCCGTTTTCTGACGCCCATCGGGTGAGCGCGATGATCTCCCTTCCATTAACCATCTCTTCCTTTCCATAGATGTAGACGCTGCCCTCCAGATAGTCCATCACGTAACTGGCGGCTTCCACAGTTGGCTCACCAACACCCAAAACCTGCTTTACCATCCGCTCAATCTGAACCCGGAAAGCCATTTCTGGAGACCAGAAAAGAACCTTCTCCTTTTTGTCCGTATATTTACCTGCCGCCCACCAGAGTCCGAACTGCTGAACCAGAGCGGATTTGCCGTGGCCGTTAGTTCCAGCCCAGACAGAAAGCGTGCCGGGAATGATCCTAAGGTCATTATCCCGCAAGCATGGTAATTTGCATCCCATCTTGTTATTTCGGTTGACAATCCAGTTGAGGGTTTCTTCCCGAAAATTATTTGGGGAAAATACATGGCCCTCCACGTCGTGTGGGAGCATGTAATCACTAAGGTCTGGAGTAATAAGTTCCATTAATCTTCCTCGTATTTACTTAAAGGGTCATCACCACTATACACCACCCAACGCTCTTCGTCAAGGAACTTCATTGCTCTGGGTATGAACTGCCCACCCTGCTTTTGCCAGCCCTCGCTTTCTTTGAAGGAATTTACAGAGTTGACAATCTGTTCCGAATGTTTTTCTAAATTGTTCAGAATCCAAAAGTCTTTAAGATCCCGTGGTGAACCTAATCGCATCCGAGGATATACAGAGCAAAAATGTCCATACCCAGAAAGGGAACCATTGTATTCTTTTAATTGTTCTTTTAGTCCGACTACAGTGGTAGGCTCAGACTCGACAACAGTGGTTGACTCTAGGTTGTTCACCCCAGTAGACTCTTGGGAAAAGCCAATCAACCGATAGACATTTGTTGCTCGGTAGCGCTGCTCTCTCTCCAAGGTACCAAATTTGACCATCTGGGATACCATTTTGCTACAGTAGTGTTTAGTATGACCGCTCCGCTCCGCAATTTCCATTAAACTAGGGAAATGTGGAGACGGACAACTCAGTATAGCCGCAAGCACCCTAAGATGACCCGCTTTATGTCTGTGATCTTGGAGAACATAGACAGGGACAGGCCCCCAAAAATTCCCTATGTTCCTCATAGATGTCTCCACTGGACAAAATAGTAGATGTTTTTGCGTCCTTCCACGCTCGTCTCCAGACTGATCTTCTTTGCTAAAGCCTTTAACACCCTGATGACAGTCCTCTTATGCAACCGCGACATATATGCCAATTGGGGTAACCGGATATCCACGTTACCACGATCATCAACCATAAAGGCCATACACAAAGCCACGAGTTTCTCAGATGAATTTAACCGTTGTGATTGAAATAACTCAACCGTTAGTATATCCTTTTTCTGTTGGTATGTCAACATATTATTTCTCCCATTTCAAAACTGGTGACACTATAACACGACTTGCATTATTGTGTCAAGTGTGTTAAAGTACCTGTTCATGAAATACCTTGAATGGGTTCGCAAACAGCCATGCTGGGGGTGTGGTAAATATGGAGTGGAAGCACATCATGTTCGAGTCGGAACCGGAATGGGGCAAAAGCCCCTCGATCTTCATGTCATCCCTGTGTGTAGGGCTTGCCATCAGAAGTGTCATATGCTAGAGTATACTAAGGAGGATCAATTAATATGGATGATAAAAACCCAATTCCGGGGAACAGCAGAACACCTTATAGAATGGTCGCGTTGATTACTGTATGGGTGGACGATGGGCAAGACCACGAAATTATGCTCCACGCAGCCAACCAAATTGTAAGGAAAGAACTCTATGATATTATAGATGGAGCAGGATTTAAAGTGGGAGAAACTACCAAAGGATTTGAAACTTCGGTTGACTCAGTTGAACTTATTCGACGGACGGATTTTCATTAATGATGAAGCGATGGGTGCTGCGTAGCAACCGCATAAAAGAATTCTGCTCTGGCTACATTAAAGATCAGCAGATTATCGACGGGGAATTGCTTGAGGTAATCATGCGCCCTTACAATAAGAATCGTTCTCTGGAACAGAATGACATGTTCCACGCATGGTGTGGTACAATAGCAGAACAGACAGGTCATAGCAAAGGAGAAATCAAAGATATTTTAGTAGAATCTGTTTTTGGCGCGGAAGATTATTTGAATCTAAAGGGTGAAAAACGGAACAGGGTTCGTTCAACCTCGGATATGAATATAAAAGAAATGTCCGAACTGATCGAGAGGGCAACACAAATTGGTATTGAACTAGGGGCAGACGTCCCGGAGATAAAATATGGCTAATGGACATTCAGCAGAAGGAATTGCGGCAACCACTGACTTCAGTGAAGATTTGAGGGGTCCAGATGTTGGGCTACATAATCCAAACCATCCCAAGCCCAACTGGGGGTCTTCATCTCCCCATAGGCAGCAGCAGGACAACGAAGAGCGTCGTCGACAAGAAGAAGAATGGCAAAAGGCTGATCAAAAAGAGGTAGACATGGAAGCGCACAAAAATCTAGTAAAAGAAAAACCCCAAGTAACTAAAAAAGAGTTCCTCACTACTCTGGTGGACACGCACAATCTCATACGTGAAGAAGATATCTGGCACAACAAGCAACTTGGTTTTGCTATTATCAAACTCAGCGGTATTGAAAAGATTCAAAGCAATCTAAACATCAGGGTTACGTTTGAGCATATAGTGATGACGCCAACTTATGCCGTCATTAAGGCCAAGGCAACTGGAGCGCGTGAGGGCGTTGAAAGCTATGGCTCCTGTACACAGGGAAGCAGAAGTTCTAACCCACCGGGAGATCACGCCGGAAGCTATATCGCAGAAATGGCCGAAAAGAGAGCCAAGGCTCGTGCGGTTCTAAAGTTATGTGGAGCATACAAGTGGGGCGTGAAGTCCGAAGACGAATCACCCGACTTTAAGAAATGAGCCACTGGTACGACAAGCAAGGAAATCCCCGCTACGAAGTTGAGGGGAAGAAGGGGCTACGTCCCTCCACTCTTAGAGATGCGCGTAAATTTGGATGGGTGCCGTCGGTCTCTACAGTGTGGGGGGATGTGGTTACTAAACCTATGTTAAACAAGTGGATTCAGAGTGAACTCATGGGGGCTCTCTGGAAAGAATTTCATGCGGGTGAAAATATGGGTGTTGGCGGAGGCTATCCTGAATACGAAAAGATGGCCAGAGTAAGATTCAATGAGAAGCAACAAAAAGTTATGGGTAGGGGTACTATGATCCATGACCATCTGGAGAAATATTTTACTAAAAGGGAGGGGGAAATTCCTTCCGAATTTTTAGGATTGTGTCAAGGGGTTGCGACCAAATTACAGGAGGTAACAAGTAATGATGTCTCCAATCCGAACAATCACTGGCGCGTGGAAGCGCCCTTCTCTCACCAATCCGGATACGGTGGAAAAGTAGATCTATACAATGATAATTGGGTGGTGGACTTTAAGACTAAAGAGTTTGGAGACAAACCCAATGTCAAGAAAATGGTATATGACGATTATGGGGTGCAACTGGCCGCATATGATCAAGGACTACCACCGCCCCCTGATAAAAATTTATCAGGTCGAAAGTTGCTAAACTTATTCATAGACGTGGGGTCTTCCCGCGTGTTAGAATGGGAGCATGAAGACGTCGCACGATTTAGGTCAATGTTTAATCATGCTCTTGAACTTTGGAAGTTAATGAAGAAGTATAATCCCGAATGGCACGTAATGTGAGGTTTATATGAACGTTAATAAAGCAATACTGGTAGGAAGGGTCGGCTCCGATCCTGTTGTCAGAGAAACTAGAGGCGGTACAGTTTGTAATGTTTCACTAGCCACCAACAGCGGATACGGCGACAAAGAAAAGACCGACTGGCATAAGGTCACATTTTTTGGAAAGCTTGCTGATACAGTTAATGAGTACGTTGTTAAAGGGCAAGAACTGTACATTGAGGGTAGGATTTCCTACGGCAAGTATACCGACAAAGATGGTATTGAGAAGTACAGTACCGACATCATTGCTAATTCAATGCAGATGGGGTCAAAGAAAGGTAACCCATCTTCTTCAACAGTTTCTTCAACAAGCGAGGGAGATGACTCGCTACCATTCTGAGGGGGAAGGGGGCCGAAAGGCCCCCAACCTTCTATGGCAAAAGGATGATGAGCAGGTGTTTCGCATATATCATCTGGCTCGACACTTATGGACTAGACGGTTAGAAGTTACTCCGAATGGAGGAATCCCGTGGGAGGACTGGTTCGAGAATCACACTGGTATGACGCTAGATGCTTTCGCCAAATGGTCTAATGAGCAGGGGCTCAGAATCAAATTCAGAAATATAAAACACGCAAAGCATAGAATTGTAGTAGCCCAGAAGGAAAAATTAATAGGGAGATAGGGATGATTTCAGAATATCAGAAGTTAATCCACAAGAGTCGATACGCTAGGTATCTGGATTCTAAAGGGCGCAGGGAAACATGGGAGGAAACCGTAAACCGCTATTGCAACTTCATGCGGGATATCAGTGGGCACATGCCCAACGATATTAAAGAGGCTATTCTAAACATGGAGGTGATGCCGTCTATGAGGGCCCTCATGACTGCCGATCCGGAAACGGGATCTGGAGCGTTATCGAGGGACAATATGGCGGGATACAATTGTGCCTATGTTGCCGTAGATAATATCCGAACTTTTGATGAGTCACTGTATGTGCTACTCTGCGGCACAGGAGTGGGGTTTAGCGTGGAGCGTCAGTTCACAAATAAACTGCCAGAAGTGGCAGACGAATTCCACAATACTGATACGACCATCATAGTGGCTGACAGCAAAATAGGATGGGCTAAGGCCATTCGAGAATTGGTGAGCCTACTATATCAAGGAATGATTCCAAATATAGACTGCAGTAGGGTTAGGCTTGCTGGCGCAAGGCTCAAAACATTCGGGGGCAGGGCGTCCGGGCCAGAGCCATTAGAAAGGTTGTTCACTCATTACATCGCCACCTTCAAAGGTGCCGCGGGCAGAAAATTGAACAGCATAGAATGCCATGATTTGATGTGTTGGAATGGGGAAAGTGTAGTAGTGGGAGGGGTACGACGAGCCGCACTGATCAGCCTGAGTAATCTGACTGACGAGCGTATGAGACACGCTAAGTCTGGGCAGTGGTGGGTAGAAAACCCCCAGCGAGCGTTGGCTAATAACAGTGTATGCTACACTGAGAAGCCAGACATGGGGACATTCATGAGGGAGTGGACTGCGCTATACGAGTCCAGAAGTGGGGAGAGAGGCATCTTTAATAGAGAGGCCGTGAAGAAAATGATGCCAGAAAGGCGAGATAAAGACCATGAGTTCTCTTGCAACCCTTGTTCTGAGATCGTTTTGAGGGCGTCTGGTGTGTGCAACCTCACAGAATGCATCCTCAGGCCCTCTGACAGACACGAAGATATCGAAAGAAAGATAAAACAGGCCACTATTCTAGGAACCATTCAATCCATGCTCACCGATTTCAGGTACGTCAGACCCATCTGGAAGAAGAACGCAGAGGAGGAAAGGCTGCTCGGTGTAAGCATGACTGGAGTGTTTGATTGCCCGTTGGTTCTGAATGCCTCTCCGGAACAGTTGGAAAAATGGAGAGACTTAGCCATCAAGACCAATGAGAAGTGGGCAGAGAAATTAGGGATCAACCCTTCTACAGCCATTACCTGCATAAAGCCGTCAGGCACTGTATCACAATTGACTGAGGTTTCCGGGTCGGGGTTGCATCCCTCTTATTCACGTTGGTACATTCGCAGGATCAGGCAAGACAAGAAAGATCCTCTGAATCAGGCCATCATAGACGCGGGGGTACCGTTCGAGGATGACCCCTATAACAAGGAGGCTTTGGTTTTTTCTTTCCCAATGACCGCTCCATCTAAATCCAGAACCAGAAACGATGTTACTGCTATAGAACATCTTGAAATCTGGAAACGGTTTGCAGTACATTGGTGTGAGCACAAGCCAAGTGTTACAATATATGTGGGAGAAGATGAATGGATGGAAGTGGGGTCATGGTGCTACAAGAACTTCGATATACTGAGCGGTGTCAGCTTTCTGCCGAGGGCAGATGATAGCCACTCGTATGAGGTCGCTCCTTATGAGGAGATTACTAAAGAGAACTTCGCCTCGTTCCCAAAGAACTCAAAGATCGACTGGGATTCCATCGTGGAACACGAAGACAACACAATCGGAAGTCAGGAACTCGCATGTTCCGGGGACAAGT